GGAAGAAGGCGACGACTAATGATCTCCCTTCGTATCCTAACGGACGAAGTTACGCCGGGACTCCGAAAGGAGCGGAAGGCGATCCCGGCGGGTTCGCGTAACGCGCTCGATTGGCTAGGGCTCCAGATCCAGAATTCCGCTCGCGAGAGTATGTGGCGCGGAACGCCTTCGGGCCAAGTCTATACGCGAGGGGGGAAGGCGCACGTCGCGTCGGCGCCGGGAGAGCCGCCCGCGGTAGACGAGGGCCAGCTAGTCGGCGATATCGAGTATTTCGTAGGGAGAGGCTACGTCGATATCGGAACGACTACGCTACACGGCTCGCACTGGGAGACGGCGCCGATTAACGTCCGCCGTCCCTGGCTCCTACCCGCCGTCGAGAAGCATCTCGGGGATATCGAGGGGCGCTTCGTAATCGAGATCGAGAGGAAGAGGTAATGGGTACGTGGACCTAAACGCCGTCATTACGAGAATCCGCGGGCAGTGCGCTTCGTTCTCGAACCGCGTCGCCGGCTCCGCTGAGCTCGAAGTCGCACAGCTCGATACGAGTACGATCGCGAAACCCTCGGCGTGGGTTATCCCGGGCGTCGAGCGCGCTTCGCGGAACCTAGTCGAGCTAGCCCTCTTCGATCGAATTACCGAGTCGTTCAAGGTCGTCGTCGCCTTCGATAATACGGGGGACTCGCGAGGACAGGCGGCGTCGGTCGCGGTCGATGCGATCCGCGACGAGCTACGCGCCGGTCTAATCGGCTGGGCGGTCGATAGCGACCACCTCCCGACGCAGTACGAGAGCGGAGATCTCGACGGGATTCTGCGCTCGACGCTCTGGTACTCCTTTACCTTCGTCTCCGAGAAGATCGGCGGCTCCCTAATCGAATGGTCCGTACGCGCGACTCTCTACCTAGCCTCGACTTCGTCGGCTACGGCGCTCGGCTCGCTCGCTACGAAGATCGCCGCGAGCCTTTCGGGGACGAGACTAACGAGGGACGTAGCGACGGGGAGGGAGGCTATCGCCCAGGGATCGACGGTCTTCCGGCTAATCCCGGGCGTAGCTCCCTGGATTATCGACTCGAATACGACCGGCGAGAAGCTCGCGGTCGAGCTAATCGTTACGCGCCATCTCGGCGCGGCGGAAGCGGAACGCGACTATACGGAGGGCAATATGCTAACCGAGCAGCTAGCGATGCTCGCCCCCTCGTACTGGCAGGTCGCGACCGATATCGAAGTAAAGCCCGACGAGAGACCGGAGCTAGCCCCTCCGACCGATCCGACGGCGTAGCGAGGAGAACTAGAGATGGCCAAATTCGATTTCGAAGTAGCGTGCGCCTTCGCCCCCCAGGTCGCGGAGGGTACGTATAACGCGACGCTCGACGCGATTACGACGGCCCTAACGTCGGCGAACGGGCTCCTTCTCGGAAAGTCGGGTACCGGGATCGGAGATAGCGGGCTCTCCTTCGGGCTCGGTCGAGCGTTCGAGGAGAAGTCGGTACTCCCCGGGACGCTAACGCGACCGCTCTCCGACTTTCTCAAGCTAACGGTCCCGACCTTTACCTTCGTCTTCCCGTTCTGCGGGAACCGCGCCGACTGCTCGAACCCGCCCGTAGACGGAGACTTCGTCCCGTTAACGGGGATCGACGCGATCCTAAACGGCGTCGGGCTAACCGGATCGGCGTCGGGGACGCCCGGGCATAAGTACGTCTTCGGATCTCCGCACCCGTTCTCGTCGCTAATCTACTGTAACGGAGAACGGGCGGAGCTGGAAGACTGCCGCTGCTCCTCGCTCGTCCTCTCCTACCCGCCGGGAGGTTTCGGTATCGCGACGGCGACGATCGTCGTACGGAACGTAAAGGACGTAACCGCGGCGGCGCTCCCGACGACGCTTACGTGGAACGAGCAGGCGTCGGTTTCGCAGTCGAAGGTCGAAGAGGTTGCCCATACCTGGAACGTCGCTCGCGGCTTTAACGAGATGACGATTACGATTACCCCGAATATCGTAGAGACCGGAGATTCGAACCAGACGGACGGGATCGTAGTCGAGATCGATAGCCGCGCCGTTACCGTCGCGGGAGCGATCTTCACCGATAGTACCGCGAAGGCGTACGACTCGACGCAGCTCCAGGAAACGGATCAGGCGAACCTCGATCAGCTCTCGTTCCAGGTCGGCGACGACGGTACGGCGCTTAACCCGGCTCAGGCTCACTCGCTTACGTTACCGAAGCCCGAGATGCAGCAGAGCGAGCAGGCGAAGCTCGGAGCGCGAGCCGGAAGATCCGCGACCGCGACCGCCCGAGGCGATTCGACGGGAGCCGGGAACGACGAGCTAGAGATCGAATTCCGATAGGAGCGCCGCCCGATGGCGAAAGACTATCGGATCAAAGCCCGAATCGATGCCGAGGATAACGCGTCCGATAAGCTTAAGGACGTAGGCGGTAGCGTCGACGATCTCGGTACGAAGCTAAAGGTCGGGCTCGTCGCCGCCGCCGCCGCCGCCGCGGCGGGGATCGTCGCTCTCGGGAAGGCGCTTAAGGACGCGATCGGCTTCGCGAACGTACAGGAGGAAGCGATCGTTCGCCTTAACGCGGCGCTCGCTCCGCTCGGAGACGAAGCGGCGGGAGTATCGCAGCGGCTACAGGATTACGCGTCTGGGCTCCAGCAGGTTACGCGATTCGGCGACGAGACGATCATTAGGGGCCAGTCGCTTATCGCTTCCTTTACGAAGAACGAGGAAGAGATCAAGAAGGCGACGAAGGCGGCGCTCGATCTAGCCTCCGCGACGGGGACGAACCTAAATAGCGCCTTCCTACTTCTCGGTCGAGCGGCGGCGGGCGAAACCTCGATGCTCTCGCGCTACGGGATCGCGCTCGACGAGGGTATCCCGAAGTCGGAGAAATTCGCGGCGGCGATCGAGAAGATTAACGCACAGTTCGGAGGGCAGGCGCAGGCGCAGGCGAAGACGTTCTCGGGAATCGTCGAGCAGATTACGAACGCGTGGGGCGACCATAAGGAGACGGTTGGCTTCGCGGTTACGCAGAACGAAGAGATGCTCGGCGTACTCGCTCGTCTAAAGGAAATCCTAACATCGGAAGGCTTTACTACCGCCGTCGCCACGCTCGCCGAGAAGACCGCCGAAGCGACGACGAAGACCGCCGAGTGGACGATCGCCGCCTACGAAACCTCCGAAGGTCTCGCTATCGTTCGGCAGGGGCTTAACGATTATCTCGCTTCGCTCGAAGGCGTAGAGGCGGTTACGGAAGCCCGACTCGAACAGCTAAAGAAAGAGAAGGGGATTCAGGACGATCAGACCGGGATTATCGGTCGTCTCGTCGGAAAGCTACGCGAGATCTCTCAGGCGAAGAAGCAGATTAAGGAGACGGAGGAGATCCTTAACGTCGTAATGGAAGCGCATACCGCGCTACTTCGAGACGAGGGGGCGGCGTACGAATTCGCCGCCGATAAGACCGAGCGGTATAAGCAGCTCATGGAAACCGTAGCGCGCGTCGAATCCGAAGCGGCGGAGCGGATTACTAGAGTAACGACGAGCCTAGAAGCGCTAGGGATTACGACGGACTCGCAGGTTACGGCGGCGCTAGAGCGCGAGCGCCAGAAGCTCGAAGAAATTCGGATGGCCTACGACCAGCGCCTAATGGTTAACGGCGAGCTACTCGTCGACGCGAAGGCTCTCGCCGAAGCCGAGGACGCGCTAGCTAAGAAGATGGCCGAGCTACGCGGAGAAGTCGACGACGCGAATACCTCCGTCGATACGGCAGCGAAGAAGTACAACGAAGCCGGAAACGCCGCCGATAACTACGCCGATCGCGTCGGGAACCTAACCGAGCAGCTAGACCGGAATACTCAGGCTCAAGAGCGGCAGTCGTCGAGAGACGACGGCGGATCTAGCTTCTCGAATCTAAGCGGCGGTACCTTTCAATTTACCGAGCGGATCGTCGATCGCGGTACGGACGCGCAGGGTAGGCGGTACGTCGTAGTCGCGGGAGGGCGGAGGGTTACCTTCTAATGGGATACCGAAACCCGAGATTCTCTTGGCTCCACGCTCTCGCCGACGCGGGCTATACGAACGTTAGCTATAACGGCTCGCTCGCGGCGAATAGCGAGGAGCATTACCTATTCGACTATCGCGTCTCCTCCCTCTTTATCTGGTCGAGTGCCGCGACCGATCGATGGATTAAGCTCGACCGTACCGCCGCGGGCCTAGAGATTATCGACCGGATGGTTATCCCCGCCGGCCATAACCTCGACGGCGCGGCGTTTAAGCTACAGCACTCGACGACGGGAGCCTACGGAGGCGAGGAAACCGACGCGCTCGATACGAGCTTCTCGGGAACGGGAGTACAGAGCTTCGATACGTTCTCGGGGGGCGGCTCGACGAATCGGTACTGGCGCCTCATTATCTCGACGAGCGGAGCGTGGGAGATTCCCCAGCTCTACCTAACGAGGACGCGTACGACGGGCTCGACGGGACGCGGTCCCGATCCGGGATGGTCGCAGCGCCCGCGCTCGGTAGGAGTCCGTCGGCAGCTTCCTACGCGGAGCGTCGGGAGTATCTTCTCGCCGAACCGGCTCGCGGTATCGCTAACCCATAACAAGCTCGAAGGAGCGGAGCTAACGCTCTTCGAGGATCTCTTCGAAGGCGTCGGCGTTAACCTACTCCCGTTCTGGTACGATCCGATGGACGATACGAAAGATCCCCGATACATGATGATCGTCGGGAACGAGCCGCGAGCGCTACAGCAGCGAGTCGCTCCGAAGACGTACGGCGAGGCGCACCAGTTCGGCTTCGATATGCTAGAGCAGATCGACTAATGACGAAGCCGCTCGCCGCGTCGCAGCAAGCGCTAATGGAATACGGTACGATCGCTCCCGTAATCCTCGCGAAGCTAACGATCTATACGGACCCCGTCGCCGGTACCGTTAACAAGACCTACTACTGGAGCTACCCGCACTCCGTCCTTTACGATCTCGACGGCGGAGGGGACCAGCAATTCGTTGGATGTATCCAAGCGATTAGCGTACCCGGTCCGACGATGCCCTTCCCTTTCGAGCCCGAAGGCTTCTCTTCTCGCGCGATCGTCGACCTTACTCTTACGAACGAGCTAGATATCGTTACGAACAAGTGGCGATGGCGCGAGCTACGGCAGCGTCGACTAGCGAACGCCGAGCTAGTTCTCTCCGAGCTTCTCGTTCCGCCGGGACGGAAGCTAGTCGACGCGGCTTCGAGCTGGTGGGATATGCGCGATCTCCCCGGAACCGAGCATACGGTTCTCTTCCGAGGGAAGTATGAGAAAGCCGAAGCCGCTACCGAGTCCTCGTTTCGTCTACGGTTCGCGTCCGAGGAGCCGAGGGTTCCGAAGATCGAGTGCCTCGATTCTTCTAACGTCGACCCGCGAGACTTCGGCGCCGAGCTACCGATCGTCTACGGAGCGATGAGTAAGGTACCGCTCCGAAACCTAAAGATCGGATGGAATACGACGCTCGCGGAGACGATAACGGCGGACCAGACCGGGCAGGTTCTCGTTACGGACGCCTCGGGATTCCCGACCGGGAGTACCTTCGACCTAATCGTCGGTAGCGAAATAATCGAGTGTAGCGGCTCCGACTACGATATTCATACGGTTACGATTAACGCTCGCGGCCACGACGATTCGGCGCCGGCTATTCATACGGCTGGCGACCAGATCCTTGAGCTCACGGACGAGATCGTACTCGGGAACGCGGGGCACTGGATTAAGGACGTTAAGGCTCTCTACGTCCGTAACCCGTTTAACGGAGAGCTAGTCCGCTTTACGAATTCGTATCTTTACCGTCGAGGGGACCAGCGCGGACCGCTCTTCGGCTTCCCGGCGGGTAGCGAATTCTCGACGACGACGATCGACGGCGACGACTTTAAGGAGTGGCTCTTAGAAGCTCGGGCGAGCGCTCGCGTAACGGTACAGCCGGAATTCGATACCGGCGCCGGTACGCCGGGAACCCCGACGGCTTCTCCGTTCTCGACTTCCGAGGAAGGTGGCACGAGCGGAGTAGGCTACGGAGAGTGGACGGGAACCGTCGCGAATCCCGTCTGGACTTCGACGGCGGGCTCGGATTGTACCCAGCTCCGAGGGAAATTCAACCAGGGAGTCTACAATACGGATACGATCCTCCGATTCCGAGTCTACCTTCAGGCGACGGTTAGCGGGTGGACCGGCGGTCCCGCGAAGCTTCGCTTTAAGGGTATGACTCTCCTCGGGTGCTTCGGCGATCCGATCCTTCTTACCGCGAACGGGAACGGTACGTATTCGGGCTATACGCGATGGATGCACCCGACTAACAAGACGCTCGAAGATCTCGATACGCTTAACGAGGAAGTAATTCTACAGCCCTCGGGCGCCGTCGATGAAGTCTGGACGATTAATACCTGGCGCGTCGAAGCCGAGACGAATCCCGGCGGAGCGGTAACCCGCGAGATCGATACCGAGATCGAAGCCGCGGCGACGGGCTACGGTCTCGAATTCTTTGCCGATATCGAGGGCGCCTTCGTTCCATACCTCTTCCCGTCGACGACGTACGGCTTCGAGGAAGGCGGTAGCGGTAGCTGGAACGTCTCGAACTGTATCCAGATTCGCGACGGTACCGATCCGCCGGAAGGCTCGTACTTCCAGACGTGCGGTACGATCGGCGCGACCGCCGTTATGCAGTACCTCTCGCCCGGAGGCGGTACGGGAGTTGATCTCCAAGCTCAGGACGATGTCTATCGCCTTCGAGTAAGAGGGGATAACGTCGCGAATATCGTATCCGCTCGACTCTGGATGGCCGATAGCGGCTCCGGTACGACGGTCCCCGCGAATCGAATCGAGCTAGAGATCCCCGCCGACGTACTAATCGAAGACGAGTGGGTCGACTTCCAGCAGGTAGGCGTCCGGTTCGGTACACCCGACGTAAGCGACTGCGACTGTATCGGGCTCGAAGTCGTTCGCTCTACCGGACCGGCTTCTCTCTCGATCGACGATCTCCGCGTCGCGAGCGCGACGAACGCGAACTACGACGGAGCGCCCTTCTCCCTAATCGAGAAGATGCCGGATATTATTCGCCACTTCGCCGCGGACTACTGCGGTCTCGGCTACGGCTATATCGACGATACGACCTTCGATCTAGCCCTAACGAATCTCGGGACGAATAAGCACGCGCTTATCGCGACCGGGCTCGGAGCGAGCTTCGACGAGATTATCGGACGGATAGCCTACGAGGCGCGCTGCGGGATCGTCCGCGTCGAGGGGGCGAGTAGTACGCAGCTAAAGCTTAGTACGCCGAATAGCTCTGGCGTCTTCCCCGCGGTCGTACGGGAGATCGACCGCTTCTTCTCGATCTCGGAGAGCCTACCCGAGCTAAAGAAGCTAGGGACGCGCTTCCGTAGCTTCTGGGACTGGAACCCGTTCCTCGATACCTCCGAGATCGCCTTCTCGGAAGTCTCGCGCGGCGATCCCGACGTAGACGATACGGGTATCGGTACCGCGACGTTTACGACTCGCGAGGATCGCTACGGTCGGATAGACCATCCGCCCTTCTTCTTCCTAACGATTAACGACGAGCCGACGGCGGAGAGCGTACTCGGGCACTTCGCCCGTTACTACTGGCTAAAGAGTAGCTTCGTCCTAGAGGTACCCGTCTACTTCTGCTTCGATCTCGATCCCGGCGATACCGTCGACGTATTCCCGAAGTGGGAGGAGCAGGTCGGTCCGGGGTGGCAGATTAAGTGTCTTGTCCTCGCCGTCTTCCGAACGCCGGGAGATCCGACGGCGAGACTCGAAGTTACGGAGGTAAGCTAATGCGCCTTCTCTTCTTCCTCCCGATTCTCTTCGTATTCTTCCTCGCGTTGCCTTCCTTCGGAAGCGGCTGCGAAGACGATACGGTCTTCCCGCCGCCCGCCGCCTGTACGCAGCCGGAGAAGATCGCGATTACCGTCGATACCGGAGTAAAGACGCTCCAGGGAGCGGTCGACGACGGCGATCTCGTCCAGGATTGGACGGACATGAAAACCAATCCGGCGAACTGCGCAGAGAACTACTACGCGAGAGGCGTCGATGCGGACGGTGCCGCGGAGGGCTGTACGTGGGGAATTATCGCGCACGGCTTCGACGACAACGATTTCGCCTATCCATTGCGTATGTACGTCTCTGGGACCAACTTTATCTTCGATACCTCGGAGAACTTCGCGGGTACGGTAACGTTCGTAGCTGAGGATGGGAAATATGGCGTTGGTGATCTAGTACGGCTCGGAGCTATTGCGGACTGCGCAGATACACCATTAAGCTGTTTATCCGAAGAACCAAACTCGGTGCTTATGTTTCATGATGATCTAGACTTCTGGTTTCACGATCTCTCCGATGATGGGCTCTGGGGACTGGCTGCCGACGGCTACTTCGAGCCGATCTTCGGGAACTCTACGTGGACGAATCGTCCGAACACTTTCATGCACAAGACCCTCGATAGAACCGCCGACGACGTAATCGGAAGCGGCTACGGATGGATGGAGACTGCAGGTACGGTTATGACTAACGAGGGGGCGACTGGCGCGGTTACGTTTACGCTCCCGGATGTGATTACGGGGATGCATATTTTTTTCGCGGTCGTCGCGAATCAGACCGTCCTAATCGATCCCAACGGAACCGAGCAGATTCTTCGGCTCACCGATACGGGAGGCGATCGGATTAGTAGCTCTACCGTCGGTTCGATAGTACATCTCTTCGGGCTTACTGAAACACAGTGGGGCGCGATCGAGAGCGGTACCTGGGCCGACGCAAACTAAGGAGTTAAAACTATGCGAGCTACCCTAGCGAGTCTCTTCGCCGCCTACCTTCTCGTTCTCGGTATTCTCTTCGTACCGCCGCCGACTAGTTCCGAGCCGCTAACGCGCGCCGAGCTTCTAGAACTATACGCGCGAACCGTGCCGCCGGAGATTATCGCTCAGCGGATCGGCCAACTCGTTAACCAGCTCCCCGCTGCGCGGAAACCCGCGGCGCGTGCGGCTCTTCGGAACGATCTAGAGATAGCGCTCGCGCAGCGAAAGGCGGCTGCGCGGAATCTAATAATCTCTCCGATCGAAAAGAGTGAGATCGATCTAGGAGAGTCGACTTTCGACGAGCCCTAAGCCGCTATAGAAGAGGAAGATGACCCCGGAGTCCCTAGTTCAGCTAATCGGCCCTACGCTCGGTCTTGTCGTTACCGTCGTCGGCGGGACAATTATCGCGACGCGATCGAATACGACGCGGATCCAGAATCTAGAGCAGCAGCAGAAAAACCAGAAGGATCTACCGACGACGGTCGCGGGGCTTAACGGTGAATTCCGCGGCCATCTAAAGATCTCGGACGAAGGTCGGAAGCGGAACGACGAGGACCATACCGAGCTAAAGCGCGAGGCGCGGAGTACGCGCGATCTCCTCGCGAGCGAGATCCGGGAGATGCGTCGCGAGATCCGCGACGAGATTCGCCGCGCGAACGGGGACCTCTCGGGGGACTAAGGCTATGCGCGTTCTCCTCTACCGCTTCGCCGAATTCGGGGACGAAGGGACAGCGGGGCATCTCGAAGTCGAGGGCTGGCGGGCGGCGATCCTAGAGCTTCCCTGGCGCGATAACCGCCGGAACGTCTCGCGCCTTCCCTCCGGTCTCTACGCGCTAGAGCTTGACGCCGAGCTTCCGACCTACTACCTAATCGGCGAGACCTGCTCCCGCTACCCCGAGCCCGGAGTCGCGCGCTCGGCGTGCCGATTCGACGTAGCGAATTTCGCGCGGCAGCTCCGGGGTTGTCTCGCGATCGGTACCGCCCACGGCTTCTTAGAGGGGAGCCGCGAGCTAGCCGTACTTCGAAGCCGAGTAGCTCGGGACCAACTCCTAGAGCTTCTCGCGTGGGATCGCGAGAACGAGCTTCTAATCGAGGACCGCTTCGGGGGATACGCCTATGAGTCCTAGCTACCGCGTCGCGATCGTCGCGACTCTCTTCGCGCTTCTCCTCGGCTGCCAAACGACGGTAGGCGGAGATCCGTGGTTCGATTCAGAATGGGGCGGGAGTAAGGTCGTAACCGTCGATATCGACCGCCGGACTACGACGTATCCCGACGGAAGAGTCGTCGTCGATGAAGGCGTCCACGAAGAAACCGCCGAAGCCTACGGGCTAAGCGAGAACGTAAAGGGCGTTATCGCTGCGGTCGTCGGCTTCCTACTCGGAGGTGGGTAATGCGGAAGCTATCCGTCGTCGTAAAGGCTCCGGGACCGCTACGCGTAGAGAGGCTCTCGGACGGTCGGCGCCATCTAGTTCGCTCTCTCGTACTCTCGATCGGAGGCGAGGATCTCCGTATTCCGAGCGGGTTCGTAACCGACTTCTCTAGCTGGCCGCGCTTCCTCTCCTTCGTCCTCGGATTCGTCGCGATCGGGCTAGCCCTATTCGGAGCGCCGACGTACTCGATCGTCGCCGTCGTCGCGATCCTTCTCCTTAGCCTCGGACCGCGCTTCTCGCGTACGGACGTAGCGGGCGTCGCCCACGACTTCCTCTTCCAGCTCGGGAAGTGGGGCTACGACGGTCGAAAGGTCGGATTCGTCGAGGCGAACCGCGTCTGGTACGCCGTCGCCCGTGCGGGCCAGGACGGAGCGAGCGCCGGCTTCTTCTGGGCGTGGGCCGGTCGTATCGGGCTCTTCCTCGGTAGCTGGCCCGTCTGGCTCCGCTACCGCCTCTCCGATCTCGGTCCCTAGCCGATCGCGAGGGCTACCTTCGGTTCGAGATCGGCGATAGCGAACCGAATCCGCTGCGCTTGGCAGAATTCCGTACCGTGGGCCCAGTACTGTACGCCGCCCTCGGTAGCGAAGAGACTCGGATCCCCGTATAGCTGGCAGCGCGTACACTGGAGCGCGGCGTCGTTATACCGAACCGATAGCTCGACGATTAGGCGTAGCGCGGCGGTCGCGCGGCGGAAGCACTCGATACAGTCTTTCTGCTTAACCGTCGTACCCCGAGAGCTATGCGGTCCGTCGACGCACGAGCACTCCTGGAGCTGGAAGAAGATCGAGTCGGAGGTCGGAGGCGGAGGCGTTCTAGGCATCTTTCGGTCTCCATTTCTCGGTTAGCTCGCGTACGCGGAGGTACTTCGGCCATTCGTCGGGATCGCCTCCCTTCGGGTCGCGGAGCCGGCGGTAGTAGTTCGGCGGTCCCCATCCCCCCGAGAGCGACCCGAGTTGCTTTACGAAGCACGGTACGCGGGCGTCGCTACAGGCGTTACGGACGTTAACGATCCACGATAGCTCGCAGGTTCGCGCCCCTCCGCCGCTCTCTCCCCCGACGATTACCTGGTCGACGCCCGGTATCGAGGGATCGGTCGCGTCGGTACCGGCGAGCGCGGAGAAATAGATCGGGTCGCCCATCTCCGCGCCGAGGCTACCCGCCCGGAAGAAGTCGAGATGCGCGAGTAGCGGCTCGATCGAGAGGAAGCGAAGGCTAGCCGGCGTTATTGCGAGTTGGCGCCAGCGCTTCTCTAGTACGTCCTGCTTCTCGACCGATACCCCGAGCGAGACGTTCGGGAGCGTCGTTAGGCACGAGAAGCGCTCGCCGAATTCCCGTAGCCGCTCCGCTCGCTTCGTTAGGAATTGGAAGTGATGCCTCTCCGCCTTCTTCGCGACGACGAAGACCTGGACGATATACTCCGTCGGTACGTCGTGGTGGAAGAGATCCGACATACTCCCGACGAAGACGCGGCGCGGCTTCCTCCAACGTAGCGGCGCTTCGAGCCTCTCCGGGAAGAGCGCGATCGAGTTACTCCACCGACCGCTATCGCTAATCGTTCGGCGATATCGGTCGTAGGCGCCGCGATCTTTCCACTGGCGCGACATAGCGAGGAGCCGCCGCGTCATCTTCTCGGCGTAGCAGTTCGAGCATCCGCGCGAGACTCTCGTACAGCCGGCGAGAGGGTTCCAGGTCGTATCGGTCCATTCGATCTTCGAGCTACTTCCCATCGCGTAGCTCCCGTTCTAGACGATCGGCGTCGTCTAGCTCTTGCGCCGCGCGCTCGTTCCGAGCGTCCTCTTCTCGCGCTCTCTCGATTAGTACGTCGGGGTGGTACTGGAAGATCGCGTCGAAGAATTCTATCGGTCCAACGTTCCGATGGTACGCGCGAGCCGGATAGCCGCACGTAGCGCAGTAACCCTCGCCATTCGCGATCCCCCAGGTAAAGGTACTTAGGAGAGCGGCGGCGAGTCCTTTCCCGCAGAGGTTCGCGCCGCATCCGAGGCACTTCTCCGAGCGCGCGAAGCCGGCGAGATAGGCGTTGAGCTCATCGCCTATCCGCTCGACTTCGAGGTAGGTCTCGTTATCGCAGTCGTATACCTCGAAGTCGAAAGGGAGATCGGCGACGGTCGCCTTCTCGGGGTTCTCCGCCCGAATCTCTTCGAGCGGTCGTCGTTCTCTAGCCATCTCTTCCCTCCTGGGCTTCCCGGGCTAGCCCTCGTTCGGCGGCGGCGATCTGCTTCTTCGCGTCGCGGATCGACCGTCGGTAGTGCGCTACCATACTACCGGCGCGCGCCTTCCGGTTATGAGCGAGAGAGCGAGCGTTCCGTTCGGCTATCGCTCGTTCTATCTCCTCGATTAGCTCCGGGAGCTTCGCCTCGGCTTCGGCGTACGTATCGCAGATATCCGCTTCGCGATAGACGCTCCCTCCGCCTACGCTCGGGGTATCGCATATGTACTCGACGGAACCGCGGTCCTCTCGCTCGTTCGTATCGACTCGTACCGAGCCGATCGTTAGAACCTCGACGCGACCGGAGCACCCGCTACGCGGAACGGTCCCCATCGTCTCGTAGCCGAAGGTACAGGTAGGGCAGGCGATATAAAGAAATTCGCCCGCCGGAGTAAGCGTTAGCCACGTCTTTCCCCCTCGGCAATCGGGGCAGGGGTCGCGCTTATCGGCGGACGGCGGGCTAACCCTCGGGTAGTAGACGAGATCGCCGACGGAGTATTTAGTCTCGATCTGCATAGCGCTTACTCCTTCTCTAACTGAGCGGCGAGCGCCGCGCGAACGATACGACGCCGTTCGGGACCGGGAGGCGTTCGCCAGAATTCGCTTCGTACCTAACCGCCGTGCTCGGACGCCCGCCCCGGGAGCTTAATCGAGACGTTAACCTCGACCGCCGAATCGATTAGGTAGTTAAGAAGCTCGGTATCAGTCGGCATCGCCTTCGCCCTCCCTCTCCCCGAGTACGCGCCGGATCGCGTCGCACATGACCTTCGTCGTCATCTCGGTCGAGCCCGTCGCGGATTCCCACTCTCGGCGCATCGCGTCCGTAACCGGACCGGGTCGATAGAAGAGACTCGGTAGCCGAAGGAGCCGTTCGAGACGGGTTAGCTCGCGTTCGAGACCGCCCATTAGGTCGGCTCCGAAGGCGTTCGCGAGTACCTTCGGGAGAGGGTTCTCTTCCCACTCCGTATCGGCGACGACTTCCGAGATCGTACGGAGCCGCGTACGAAGCGCCGCTATCTCGTCCTCGTATAGTTCGGTCGTCTTCTTCGTCTCGATCATCTCGGCGCCTCCCCGTCCGCCGACGCGCGAAGAACGCGCCGCGCGTCCCGGGCGCTAATCTCCTCGCCCTGTAGCCCGAGGAGCGCTCCCGCGAGCTTAACCATCGCCCGTACGGCGGGATGCGCTAACCCCGCCTGAAGTAGCTTCGCCTCTTCCCTCGACTCGACTCGTACTCGCGTCTCCGGCATTTCTCGTACTCCTTCGTTCGTCGTTCGGGAGCGGCTCCAGACTCGCGGCGACCATCACCGCGAGTAGGAGAAGCGCCCATAGCCATCCTCGAATCGTAAACATCGTCGTGAACCCCTACCTATTTGGGGGGAATTCCTAGATCGAGAGCCCCTCGCTACGAGACCTTTACGTATCGCCTCTTCGTAAGCTCGGCGTGCTTCTTCGCCTCCGCCTTCTTCTCCTTCCCCTCGTCGCTCTCGTCTCGGAGCGCGTCGCCGAGTGCCTTCTTATTCGCCGACGGGAGCGCGACGGTCTGGGCCCACTCGGGGAGATTCTCGGGCTTCGTTAGGACGTTAAGCCCCGACGCGGTACCCCAGGAGATTCGGACGAAGTCGTCGGAGAGCGTCTTCCCGTCTTCGAGGTGATCGGAGAGGTACTCCTTCATACGGTCGGCTTCGTTCGTCTTCGCCTGCATCCTCCGCCGTATCCCGGTAGCGTGCTTCTCGATCGCCTGCGCCTGCGCCTTTAGCCCCTCCGCCTCGATCCCGAGACCGAGGATATAGCGAGCGACGCGTAGCGCCTTCTCGTCGAGCGCCATCTCGACGGCGTCGAGCGCCCGGAGACCGTCTTCGGATATCTCGCCCGTCTCCTTATCGACGTGGTTCTCGATCGCTTCCTTTAGCGCCTCGTCTAGTTCGTAGAGCGTCGGTCCCCGTCCCATTAGAACCCCTCCCCGTCCGCGTCTTCCTTCTCGCGCTGCTTCCCCCCGTAGATTCGGAGGCACTTCATAAAGCGCTCGTGCATTAGCTTCGTCTCCTCGCTCTCCTCGGGGTTCAGGTACCCGACCATGTGTCCGACGTACGTATGTCGCTCGCCTCCGATCGAGCCCTCGCAGAGCTGGCGCCACGTAAGGTCGGCGTGCCTTCCGAAGCCGAGCTTCTTATCGAAGGCTCCGACTTCCGCGCTCCCCGTCGAAGCCGGCGGGTCGCTCGGCGGAGGATCGGCGGGCGGCGGGTCGCCGGAGGGCGACGGAGCGTCTCCGCTACTGGGGCCCTGAGCTCGACTACGTCCTCGCCCGCGGCTTCCGCCGTTACCGCCCTGCGGTCCCTCCGTATCCTCGTCGGTCGCGATAAGCGCGACGGCGCGAACCACGTAGCGCTGCGCGTACGTAATCGCCTTCCCCCCGTCCTGCGTACTCTGCCCTCCCGGGAGTAGTAGGGGCGGTAGCTCGATATACTGCCCCGACTCGTGAACGATCCTCGTTACGACGCCGATCCCGCTATCGTCGGAGACCGGCATCTGTAGGATCGCGAGCTTCGCGTCGGCGAGCTTCGGCTTGATCTCGTCGAGTACCGCGGCGAGATCCGCGTACTTGAATTTCCGATTCCCCTGCTGCCCCGTCTGCTTCGGCTCGACGTTCGAGCACGCGCTCTGGAAAGCGACTAGCGCCTTCGAGAGTAGGTCTACCTTTTCGGATTGGCTCATCTCGTATCGCTCCTTTCTAGTTCGGGAGAAAGGCTCCCGGTAGCCGCCACCCCTATCGATCTACCACGTGCAGTGGCTACCGGGAGCGCTCGCCGCGTTTGCTTCACCCTTTTCAATCCGACGTTCCGTCGAAAGCGCGACGAGCCCCGTCCGCGACTTGCGGTCCGGGCATTCATGGTACTAGTAGCTCCGGTCGCGAGCAGATAAGGATCGCGGCGGGGAGTAGAGCGAGTAGTAGGATCGCCCCCCACCCCGCGCGATCGATAGAGTCTAGCCCGCGGCGACGCTCTCCGAATCGGCGACGCATTAGAAAAAGACCGCCCAGACGAAGAGGATTAGCTCGGCGCCGAAGACTCCCGCGAGCGTCCCGCCGACGAGTACGATCGCTCCGGCGAGTAGCGCTTGGCCGGCGAAGTACCGCCATCGCGGTAGATCGATCCGGCGCTTCGACGCGCGTAGCGGGAGTAGGTTTAGAGCGTCGCGCATCTCGTCTCTCGCTCCCCTTCGACGACGCGGCGGCGGGCGCGCCACGCTCGGAGACGGCACCGCGGCGTACAGTACCGCTGGTCTCTCCGGCTCGGGAAGAACCAGCGGTAGCAGCTCCAGCACTGGTGCTCGACGAACGTCCCCCCTCCGTCCGCGGCTAGCCGGCGCGTCTGTATCCGACCTTCGCTACTCGCCATCGTCGGCGTCCTCGATCGGCTCGACGATTACCGGGTCGATCCCGCGCTTGTAGAGCGCCTCGATCTCCTCGTCGGATATCGTCTCGTCGACGACCTTCTCGACGCGCGTCGGGCGAAAGGCTCCGAAGACTCCCTTCTTATAGACCGCCCCCCGACCGCGGCATACGGCGCACTCTCGCTGGCCGAGCGTCTCGACGAGCCTACAATGGCACGTCTCGACGATCGCCTCGGGATGGGCGAGATAGACCCACGTCTCGCCGAGTACGAGATCTCGCGGTAGCCCCGAGAGGCGACGCGAGATCCCGACGCGACCGGCTTCGGCGGCGAAGTCGGCGGGCGTCTTATAGAAGCCCTTCCCGATCCAGAGTAGACCGCCGCGCTCGGGAGCGTTCGGTCCGACGGCGCAGGAGACGCAGTCGCCTAGGCGGCAGGGCGGAAGCGTCCCGTCGATATCGGCGAATAGCTCGCGGGGGCGGATCCACGTAAAGCCTCGGGTCTGCTTTACGCCCGCGCGGCAGACCGGGCAGACGGTAAGCTCGATCGGTAGCTTCGCGCAGGGCGCGGCGAGAACGCCGCCGATTAGATAGAGACCGCCGGATTTCCGGTAGCCACATCCGCGCTTCCCCTCGCGGAGTACGGGTACGCCTTGCATGTACTTCTCCTTCGCTCCGAAAAGTGGGACCGAGGGGCAGGCGCGGGAGCGAATCGCGCTTTTCGAGGCGGGTGATCATTCCCTCTCTAGCCCCTCGGCTATTTCTACTCGTCCGTCGAGCGGCGCGGGGTAAGGATCGACTCGACCATACCGACGAGATCGGTCGCCGGTATCCGTCCGACCGTTACCCCGAAAGACTCGGCGACCTTCGGGAATAGCTCCCGCGCTCGGCGCTCCTTCTTCTCGATACTATCGAGGGTAGAGTCGAGCCCGTCGTGTAGCTCGCGCCGCGTCCACGCCTTCGTCGCCGGTAGGTTAAGTACGTCGCATAGCTCGACGCGCTTCTTTAGCGCTCTATCCGCGAGCTTCTTCGCGCGGAGTTGATCCTTCGTCCACTTCTCGGGCACTAGCTCTCTCCTCGCGCCGCCGCCGCCGAGGCTCGGAATACCCACGCTCCGGGACCGGTCGGGAAAGGATAGGAGTAGGGGCGTTTATCGCGCTTCGCCCACGGCGATCGGGTTCGCCCCTTCCGGGCTCTCCGGCTTCTCGGCTGTACGGTTCGTCGTTTCATCGTAGTCGCTCCTTTAGGTTTCGGTTCGCTCCTCGGGTCGACTCGACCCCTGATCCGACGGGAGAGGCGATCCTCGCCCGCCGGATACGGGGTCGCCCCTACCCCTCGTTCTCGACCGCGGCGCGCTCGGCGTTAAGTACCATCTGCGCGAGCGACGCCGAGTTGTGCATCTCGGGCTCGGGTTCGGCGGTAACTCCGCCGGGAATTCGAGCCCGTGTAGCACGGCGTAGCTCCTACAGATCGTTGCTAGGTCTCGCTTCGTAGTCGTCATTTCGTCTTCGCTCCCATCGCTTCGAGTAGCGCCTCGGGGAATTGCCGCCGGTACTTCCGTACGATCTTTCGCCCGAGAGCCGCCTGTTTCGGCGTTAGCCGATCGAGGCTCGCGAGATCGGTCCCGATAGCGGTATCGATCTTCGAGAACCCCTGTCCGTCTAGCTCGATCGCTCCGTCGCAGAGACCGCCGACGATCCGTAGCGCGTCTCGTACCGCCGCGATCTCGTCGGTCGTCATCTCGCTCGCCTCCTTCGCGAGCTTCTCCGCCTTCGCCGTATAGGTCGCCGGCTTATCCGCGCTCGGTATCGCGGGCGCTTCCGCCTCGATCGCCTCGGGGACGATCGCGGTCCCGTCCGTCTCGCGGTCGAGGACTCGGTCGAGAACCTCCTGCTTCTCGACGAGTACCTCCGCGATACGCGCGTCGAGCGAGCCTTCGAGGACGAGGTGCTGTACGAGGACGCTATCGGTCTGCCCGATCCGGTGCGCCCGGTCCTCCGCCTGCGAGACGTTACCCGGTACCCAGTCTAGTTCGGCGAAGACGACGTGGCTCGACGCCGTTAGGGTTAGCCCGACGCCCGCCGCCTGGATGTTCCCGACGAAGACCCTCGTCTCGGGATCGCTCTGGAACCGGTCGACCGCCGCCTGCCGAGGGCTAACGCCGGTCTCCTTATCGACCTTCATCGAAGTCTTGCCCGTTACGACGACCGGCCCGAATTCGGAGAGCCCCTCGACGAGCGCGTCGACTACGTCGTGGTGGTGCGCGAATACGATTAGCTTCTCTCCGCCTTCGAGCGCGTCGCGAACGTGCTCTACTACGAACGGTACCTTCGCGACCGCCGTATCGTGCCGTAAGCGCGCCATCTCGGTAAAGGCGACCTTCGACGCCTCGGTAAGCTCGGAGACTGCCGTCGCGTAATCCTCGGGATCGTCGCTAGCCTTCGCTAGCTCGACCCGTACGCGAAGCTCGCGGAGCGCGGTCTCGTGTAGCTCCCACGCCTCGCGCTCGGCGCGTACGACGCGAGCGACTCCGTTCGCCGGTACCTCGATAACCTGCCTCTGTTTCGGCGGTAGCTCGGGGAGAACGTCGCGCTTTAGGCGGCGGATCATAACGGTCGAGCGCGCCTTCTCCTGTAGCTCTTCGAGGTTCGAGGCGCCCGAGACCTGCCACCCGTAGCCGTCCTGGTAGCCGGCGCAGTAGCGCGTAACGTAGTGGCGCCAGCTCCTAAAGGTCTCCGGCGCGAGCGCGTGGAGTAGCGGCCAGCCCTCGATCGGACGGTTCGTAATCGGCGTACCCGAGAGGAAGGCTTTTCGCTTCGCCGGGATCGGATCGGGGTCGTCGACCCACTTCCCCGTCTTGCGCGTCTTCTTCCCGAGTACCTCTCGCCCGCGGAGAGCGCGAGTACCCGACTTTAGGTAGTGCGCCTCGTCCGCTACGAGAAGATCCCACTCGACGGAGCGGAGGACTCCTCGTAGCTTCTTTAGGATATCGTAGTTAACGATCGCTACGGGCTCGTCGGGTAGCTCCGTATCCTTCGAGGTAAGGATACGAGCGCGGAAGCCGCGAGTCGTCCACTTCTCGAATTCGCGCTTCCAGTTAAGGCGGAGAGACGCGGGGCAGACGACGAGAACGCGCTCTATCGAGGGATCGGCGTTAACGAGCCCGATCGCCTGTATCGTCTTCCCGAGCCCCATCTCGTCGCCGAAGAGGACGTTCGGACGGTCGAGCGCGTACGCGATCCCGGCGCGCTGGAACGGGTACGGCTCTAACCCCTCCGGCGTCGGGATCTCGATCGCCGCGTCGGTCGCGCGACTCGCTTCGAGCGCCTTCTCGCGCTTCGCCGCGATCTCGTCGAGGATCTCCTTCGCCTCGGGGTCGGCGTACTCGCGAAGCGCGAGAGCGGCGTCGTCGCGATCGGTCCACCAGCGCTTTATCTCTCCGTCCCAGCGAAAGCCCGCCTTCTTCGGACCGTAGCGGTCGTCGGGACCGTCGGTCTCCGCGATCCAGAGCGGAGCGGCTCGTACGAGTCGGACGGCCACTAGCTCGTGCTCCGGTCGACGGTCGCGAGAAGGATCAGCTCGGACCGGATCTCGACGCTATCGATCGACGAGGTAACGCGGAGGATCTCGGTCGCGAGATCGACGGCTTCGGGGAGGCTCGCGCTACCGCAGACCGGGATCGTTACGAGCGGCGGGCGCGTCTCGATCTTCTCGCGATTCGAGAACCAGATCTCGATCGCCTCGACCGTACTCTCGGCGTTCGAGTCGCGAAGGTAGGTATCGCGGCACGAGCGAGAGCAGAACCAGAGATGCGGGAGAAGCTCGTTTAGAAATACCGGCGCGTCCTCTTCGAGAGGCGCGGGGCAGTTAGCGCAATCGGTTACGCGTTTCATCGGTTCGCTCCTTAGTTCGGTTTCGTTTTGCTCCTTCGAGCCGCTAGCCGGCTCCCCGATCGACGGGACTCGCCCCGAGGCGCCCGGGGGAGAGCGAGCCCCGCCGTCGAGGGGGGTCGACTAGAAGGGGAGCCCCTTCCGAAGCTCGCGAAGCTCGGCGTCGATCTCGACGAGCTTCTCGCTCGCGTGCTTCGAGTGCTCCTCGCTCTCGCCCCTCTTCGTCGCGGTCGACCAGAAGGCGCGGACGGTTTCGAGCGCCTCGATCCGGTACTTCCGGTACGCCTCGCGAACCTCGTCGTCGGTCTCCGCGACGAGTAGCCGCGCGAAGACGGCGGTCGTCATATTGTAGCTCTCGACCTGCCCGTCGTCGTAGCGTACGTCCGCGACCATATAGCCCTCGCGAAGGTAGACCGAGACGATCTCCCCGACTTCGCCCTCGTGCTTCGGTACGTTCTCGTCCTCGAAGAGCTTCGCCGGCTTCGGTAGGATCGCCTTATAGCCGACGAGCTTCGTAACGATACTCGCTCTCGCCATTTCGTTTCGCTCCTTCTAGCTCTGTACGACGGCGACGGAGGCGCCGAGCTTCCGCCCGTGCTCCTTCGCCTCGTACTTCGCGTTACCGAACGCGCTCGCGTTCGCGAACCACACCCACGGGTTCCCGAAGCGCTCGCTCCTCTTCTCGGGCGCGACTTCGATCGCGGTACCGTCGGCTCTCTTGAAGAGGAAGCCCCAGGTACCCGAGCCGCTCGGTCGCTCGCCGTGCGCCCTCTTGTACTCGTCCGTCTCGAACTGTATCGCCATCTTCGTTTCGCTCCTTCGTTCGGGTTCTCGCTCCGAGCCGTCTAACCGGCTCCCGAGCTACGCGTCCGAGCCCGCGTAGCCGAGGGAGTCGCTAG